CAAAATGAACTTAGCGCAACTACATCACGATTGGCTCGTATACAGCGCGATGAAGCAATGTGATACATACGTAACACCTGAAGCTAGATCGTTGCTTACACGCGAACTGAGACTGGCTGAGGAGCATGAACTGCTACTACAGGCACAGGCAATGGAGGCATACAACTGTGAGATGCTCGATTTGTGATACTTTGCTGGATGATTTCGAGGTGTGTCGTAGATACCCAAAGGATCATCCCAGAGAAGGCCAATACCTTGATACATGCACACCATGTATAGTAGAGATTATTAACCTTACTGATTTCTCGCCTGATGTTACTCCGTCTGAGGAGATGGATGACTCAGCGTATTTTATCGATAACTTTGAATAAGCAGGGAGAATATACTATGGATACACCAAGCTATTATAACTCTGGTATCACACCGATTGAGTTCATGCGTAGTCACTTTACTGACGAAGAAATGTCAGGATTCTACAGAGGTAACGCTATCAAGTACCTAGCACGTGCTTACAAGAAGCATGAGTCGCCTATAGATGACTTGAAAAAGGCTAAGGTTTATATCGATTACCTGCTACAGCATGAGCTTAATGTTGAAGATGGTTATGGTAAAAAGCATAAACATGACTTTTTCACAGACCAAATGGAGGAGCATCGGCGTGGCAAATAAACAGCCTAAGTTTAATCGCTTTCCTAACACTACTCATTGGACTGCTCGCTACTGGTGCAAGGTAGAGATGTCAGACACTTACACGCTTGAGCTTACTACTAGATTCCAGTCTACTGGTGAAGTTACTGCTAACCTACTAAAAGAGTTAGCACCATTGGAGCCTCACTGGAGAGTCCTATTCATGCGTAGCAATAAGGTGTGTAAGATCAGGCACGTTGATGGTAATAACTTAATACAGGAGAAGCACTATGGATGATTACGGAGACGAGCTAACGAAAGATTTAGCTGATGAGAAAATGCTTGACTACCGATGTCAGTGGGCGTACGTTGAAGCCTTGCCAGTTATCGAACAGATGGGCATGACTTATTTTATTAACATGATTACGGAGCGTTACTATAATGAAAATGGAAGCAAGTGATTATTTTGAAGAAGCGTACCAGTCACGTCAGCTAACGTCTCAGCAGGAAGCTGAAATTGATGAGATGACTGATGACTACCTTATCCATGATTTCCAGACGCAGCTTGTTGAAGCTATGGCTCCAGCTCTAGGCTATGACTTGCGAAGTGAGGAGCTAGGCGACTTAGTACGTCAGTGTCTACCTAAGTACGACAAAGATGCACTAGCTAATCTCGGAGAGTATCTTCTTATCCTAGCTACAGATGAAGCTGAGGAACAAGCTCGATTGGAGCTGAACCTATGAATGACATCAAAGAAAGTGGCACACCGCTCTACAAGATAGCTTGTACTGACTGCGGTAGTTCAGATGCAAAGCAGGTATTTGCTACTGATTCGGGCGAGGAGAACGCTTACTGTTTCGCTTGTAACACCTTTGATCCACTAGACAGTAAGCAAAGTAACGTTGTTAAAATTAATAAGAAGGAACCAAGAATGGAACTAAGTGACATCAATAGTCTGCCTACTAGAGAGATAGCTGATCGCAAAATCTCAGAACCAACTGTAGCGAGATTTGATGTGCGTATAGGCTTGTCAGAGCAGGATGGTCAGACAATTACTCATCACTACTACCCAGACCACAAGCAAGGTAATCTGGTTGGTTATGAAGTTAAGGAAGTAGCTAACAAACGATTCTCATCAATCGGTGACCGCAAAGGCGAGCTGAGTTTATGGGGACAACATCTAGCTCCTTCTGGTCGTAAGCTCTTTATCACTGAAGGCCGTCTTGACTGCCTGAGTCTGTATCAGGCGATTAAGGAACATATGCCAAGCAAGTACGCTACTCGTGATCCAGCAGTTGTATCGCTTACTCGTGGAGCTAGTGGTGCAGTAAAAGACTTGATGGCTAATCGTGAATTTCTCTCTAAATACGAAGAAGTAATTTTGTGTTTTGACAACGATGACGCTGGCAAGAAGGCTACTCGTGAGTGCTTGAAGGCTTTTCCGCTATTCAAAGTTGCCAAGCTATCAGATAAAGATGCTTCCGATATGCTTATGAAAGGCAAAGGTAAAGAGCTTTATCAAGCGGCTGTTTGGGACTCAGTGTATGAGCGTCAAGGTGAACTGGTTACTATTGATGAGGAGCTGATAGAGAAGGCTTGTGTAAAACCAGAGATTGGTATCTCGTATCCGTGGCCTACACTCACAAAGGCAACGTATGGTATTCGACCACACCAGCTAATCATAGTAGCAGCAGCACCTAAGATCGGTAAGAGTCACTTTGAGTACCAGTTAGCTTCTCACTTGATAGGCATGAAACAGCGTGTGGGTATATTTGATTTGGAGAATAGCCCAGTCATGACTGCTAGGCGTTTAGCTAGTAAGCAAGGCAAGGTAGATTTTACTCGTCCAGATGTGGACTATGATCCTGACTTCCTACGCTCTACACTACGAGGCATGTCTGATTATGTGACCTTCTATGATCGAGGTGCGTCACGGGATTGGGCTGATATCCGCACTACTATAGAGCAACAACATCATTTCGATGGAACTCGCTGTTTTTTCATAGATCCGATTACAGCACTCATCTCTCGTTACAGTGCAAGCGAAGCTAATGACAGGCTTAATGAAATATCTACTGACATGAGTGATTTATGCCATACGTATCCTATTACCATCTTCTGCTTCTCGCATGTTAATCCAAAGCAGAAAGGCAGCAAGAGTCATGAAGCAGGTGCTAGAGTAAATAGTTCAGAGCTGACAGGTAGTCGTGCGATGGAGAAGTGGTTTACACTGGGTATAGGATTGTCTCGTGATCGTACGCCAGAGTGTCCACCAGAACGAGAGAACATCTCAGAAGTTTACAGCCTGTTTGATCGAGAATTTGGCAATACATTCATTTGTGATGTAGAATATGATGTTAAGACTACTTCCTATTTGGAGCAAAAACAATGGTAGACTACGTTATAGACATAGAAACAGATGGCATTGACGCAACTAAAATCCACTGTATGTCAGTACATGACAGTCGAACGAACAAGATAACCACGTTTACTACCTATGCTGATATGCAAGTGTTCTTTGCATCGGTCACAATGATGGACAGAATTATCGGTCACAACTTTATACGTTACGATGCACCAATCATTGAGCGTATTCTTGAACTACACATACCTTGCAATATTGTTGACACTCTTGCTATCTCGTGGTACTTGTGGCCTTATCAAGGCAAGCATGGTTTAGCACAATGGGGAGAGCAAATAGGTGTTGCTAAACCACAAGTTGAAGATTGGGAAAATGCTGACCTGCAAACTTATGTGCATCGATGTGAGGAAGATGTAAGAATTAATCTGGAAGTATGGAAGCGCGAGCTTTCATATCTGAATTTTCTATACGATGATAAGCCTACAGTTTTGATTAGATACTTGGCTCACAAGATGCGCTGCGCTCAGTTGGCAGAGCATAGTAAATGGAAGCTGGATGTTGATGCAGCTCAGAGCCTTCTTGAGAACATGGAGAAGGAATACGCAGAAAGTGAGTCTATACTGATGTCTGCTATGCCAGATGTACCTAAGATTGCAAAGCGTAAGCGTCCAGCAAAACCATTTAAGAAGGACGGTACACTGTCTGCTACTGGTGAGAAGTGGCAAGCACTGTGTGATGAGCGTAACTTAGACTTTGCTCATGATGGTGAGGTCGAGGTAGTGGTAGGCTTTGAGCCACCAAATGCTGGAAGCACTCTACAGATCAAGAGCTGGCTGTACTCTTTAGGCTGGGAGCCACAAACTTTTGAGTACGCAAGGTTTGATCCTAACGTGCAAGCAAAAGGTGGTGTACCGCAAGTCAAGCTCAAGAGTGGAGACATGTGTCCGTCAGTACTGAAGTTGATTCATGATAATCCTGCGGTTGCTGCACTGGAGACTATTATGTTAATTAAACATCGCATCAGCACAGTCAAAGGCTTTCTAAAAAATGCTGACGCTAATGGTTATCTAGTCGCTGCGATGGGAGGACTCACTAACACACTACGGTTGAAGCACCGTGTTTGTGTCAATATACCTAGCATTCGTAAGATGTACGGTAAAGAGATACGTGCCTTACTGACATGTGAAGAAGGTAATGTCCTCTGCGGCTCTGACATGTCCTCTCTTGAGGATAGAACCAAACAGCACTACATGTACGCCCATGATCCAGAGTTCGTAGCGGACATGACGACTGAAGGCTTCGATCCACATCTTGACTTGGCCTTATCAGCAGGAGTAGTTACAAAAGAGCAGGTGGACGAGTACAAGGCTGGCAATCATACGCCAGAGGTGACACAGCTACGCCACGCTTACAAAGGTGGTAACTACGCTTGTACCTATGGAGCAGGTGTTAAAACACTATCTCGTCAGCTTACGATTAGTGAAAATGAGGCAGCCAAGATTCATAAAGCGTACTGGAAACGTAACTGGTCACTGAAAAAGATAGCTAAGGAGCAGACTACAAAGAGAGCTGGTAAGGACGCGATGTGGCTTTACAATCCAGTCAGTAGGTTGTGGTACTCACTCAGAAGTGAGAAGGACATATTCTCTACGCTCAATCAAGGCACAGGTGTATACTGCTTTGACTTGTGGTTAAAGCTGATACTCAGTCAACGGCCTCAGATTACTGGGCAGTTTCATGATGAGATAATTCTGGAAATCAAGGAGCTTGA